GGCAAGCAGATCGCCGCCTCCGGCAAGGACGCCGCCGAGTTCTTCGGCCAGATGCAGCGCTCGGCGTTGAAGTTTTTTGCTGTGCTCACTGCTGGCAAGGGATTGATCAACTTCACCCGTGACGTTGTCACCACCGGCGCCAACCTATCCCGCCTATCCAAGAACCTGAACATCTCCGCAGACACCATGCACCGATGGGGAAAAGCCAGTGAGCTGAACGGCGGGAGCATGGAGGGGTTCCTTGGCACCCTGCAGAGCCTTGGTAACCAGGTAACCGAAATCTTCATGAAGGGTGACAGTGCGATCACCCCGTACCTGCGACAGCTGGGGGTCAGTGTCACCGATGCGGCCGGCAAGGCCAAGCCGCTGACCGACATCCTGGCTGACATCGCCGACTCCACTGAGAAGGCATTCCCAGACCGTAACCAGCGTTACGCCTACCTGAAACAGATGGGTTTCGATGAGGGAACCATCAACCTGATCGCCAAGGGTGGCAAAGAGCTGCGGAGCACCCTGGCCGCACAGCAGGGGTTCAGCCAGAAGGACGCAGACGTCGCCTATAAAGCGGAGCAGACTTGGATCAAGGCCCAGCAACGGCTGGAGAAGCTTACCCGGGAACTGGTTATCAAGGTGCTTCCATCGCTTGAGAGGCTGGCAGAGTCATTCGTCAAAATGGCCGAGGTTATCATTCCGCCACTGTCCAAGGCGGTGGAGATATTCGCCGAGCTGGACGAGAAGACGGACGGGTGGAGCACTTCGCTTATTTTGGCGCTGGCAACCCTGCGACTGCTTGGCGGGTCGGCGGTGATTGGCGGACTTGCCACGCTGGCCGGAACTATGGCTGGCCTTGCTGCATCCGCTGCGTCCCTGGCCGCCCCGCTTGGCTTCCTGCTCTACTCTGGCGGGCTCAACGAGGGCGAGGATGCCGCGCTGCGAGAGCTGCAGGGCGAGAACTACATGGGGCCGACCGTTGCCAACAAGCCTGGCACCTCCGTCGCAGAGCGCCACAACAACCCCGGCAACCTGGTGTTTGCCGGCCAGCGCGGCGCTGAGGTGGGAGAAACCGTGGCGGGCCACACCTTCGCCAAGTTCAAGAGCACCGAGGCCGGCATTGCAGCCCTATATCGGCAGTTGCAACTGTATCAGAAGCGCGGCATCGACACCCTGACCGAGGTGATGGGCGTCTACGCGCCGGAGGGGGCCAACAATACCGGGGCCTATATCAAGGCTCTGTCCAAATCTACCGGCCTTGACCCGAACCAGCAACTTAACTTCGGCGACCCTTCCACGGCAGCAGCCATGATCCGCGGCATCAGCCAGCACGAGGCGGGCAAGTCCTACCTGAGCGACCAGCAAATCCTTAGCGGCATCAGCATGGCTCAGGGTGGAGTGGGTGGCAGTCAGAGCATCAGCATCGGGCAGATCACAGTACAGACTCAGGCCAAGGATGCGAGGGGTATCGCGGCGGCCATGAAGGGTGAGTTGGTGCGGCAGTTTGATGGGGGGATGCAGTGAGGAAGGGGCTGGAAGGCCCCTTTGATTCACTCAATCCAGTAGCTTCCGTCAAACTTCAACTTGGTTGGCTTGAAGTGCGGGTTCTGCTTCCTGCATATGTTGCAGCGAACGAAACCGCTAACTTTCATCCAGTCTGCTAAGTCATCTGGTGCAGGAATTATTGCGGAATAGTGGTATCTGTTTTTTGCCTTTCCGTTCCACTGTGACGGACTGCGATAAATCTTTTTGACGTCAATTTCAACCTCGCGCTCTACAACCTGATAGGTGTGCTCGGTGACGTTGCATTTTTCGTTGGTTGGATAACTTACGATGAGTTTCATATCTCTACCCTCTGAGCCCGAATGAAGGTTGCGGAAGGCGTTTCGGGTGTGGCGCTTTTCGACTGGCCGGTCTATCCGCAACCGCACCATACCCCACCACCACCTTTTGTGCAATAATCCCCATAGCAAGCCAACAAGGCAAACCAAGGAGTCAACATGGCCGGAATACCTGGCTTCCCAGTCCTCAAAAGCGGAAAGATACCGGCGCCGATCACCAGTGTGTTGAGCTCGGCCATCGGGTCGCTGTGGTCTGCGCTGTTTCCGGGTGACAAGTGGGGTATCTTCGAGGCTGGCAGCGAGACCGCCAATGTCGAGGTGGATTCCATTGTGGAGATGGGGATCAATGGGTCTTCCGAGGCGTCCACCTACAAGGTGGAATCTGGCAGCTTCATCAGCTACAACAAGGTGAAGAACCCGACCGCCATGCTGATCCGAGTCACCAAAGAAGGCGCGGCGGCAACACGGGCCTATATCACAGACTGGCTCGATACTAACGCCGCGGCGCCCACGCAGTTCGACATTGTGATGCCGGAGAAGCGTTACAACGGGTACACGCTGGTGGAGTACCGAATCCTGCGCGGCGCGGCCAGCGGGGCGGGGATGATTGTCGCCGATCTGATGGTGCAGGAAGTGCGCGAGACCCAGGTAGTCTACAGCAACAGCAAGATCGCCGACCCGAACAACGTGCCGCCCACGCCGACCGCACGGGTACAGCTTGGCGAGGCTATTGAGCCGGTTAAGGAAATCCAGTGGGACTACCAGGCGACGGCGCCTACAGATACTTTTGGTTCGTGAGGTCATCATGGCAATAGAGCAAATCCCCCTGCGCGCCGTACCGGCCCAGACCGTGCAGGTGGCGCTTGCCGGTCAGCCGGTGACGTTTTACCTGCGCCAGCTTGGCGGCCGCCAGTACATCAGCGTTTCTTGGGCTGGCACCGTGCTGTGCGAAACCGTGCTGATGGTCAACCGGTCGGCAATTATCAGGGCAGCATATACCGGTTTTATCGGCGATATCGCGGTCAATGACACACAGGGCGACGAAGCGCCCGACTACACAGGATGGGGCAGCCGGTGGCAACTTCTTTTCAATCCAGAGGCTTAAGGTTCACCTTCAAGATGCGCACCGGGTCATTCTCTGGCCCGGGCGAACCTGACACGGTTGTCTATGAGGGATTCCGGTCGTCAGTGGAGATCAAAGCCCCGGGAGGATGGCAGTTCGCTACTGCACGGATCATCATCAAGGGTCTGGCGCAGGATGTCATGAACCGCCTGACCATCATCAACAACTTCAACTATGAGCTGCAACGCAACGAGGTATTGGTAGAGGCTACCGGGCCAGATGGCCAGTACAACACGCTTTTCCTCGGAACCATTGGCAGTGCCTACACCGATTACATGGGGGCGCCAGACGTGCCGTTTGTGGTGGAGGCTTATAACGCCATGCAATCAGCTACCGATGCCAACCCTCCAACATCGTGGCCGGGCTCTCAAAAGGTGTCAGTCATCGCTGGCGAGCTATGCAACAAGATAGGGCTAAGGCTTGAAAACAACGGCGTGGATTCCACAGTATCAGACGCCTACCTGAGCGGATCATATTTCAACCAACTTAGGGCGCTGTGCGATGCGGCTAGATGCCAGGTTTGGATAGATCAGGCTGAGGGTGTGGTCGCGATATCGCCGCAAGGTAAGCCAAGAAACATTGAACCGGTGGTGATGAATGGAGAGCTTGGTCTGATCGGCTGGCCTACGCCAACCCATCTCGGGGTGGACTTCATGTGCCTCTACGATCCTGGCATTTACTTTGGCAGGCAAGTGAAGCTTGAAACCGACGTTACCCCGTGCGCTGGGAACTGGTATGTCAGGGGAATGTCAATTAACCTTGACTGCGAGACACCTGGCGGTGCGTGGTTCATGTACGTGAATGCGAATGCGATCAGCCAGTTTGTGAGGACGAGATAATGGCAGAAACCAACAACCCACTATCCCTGCCGTCCGACTTTGACGGCGATCTCAACGGTCTAAACTTCGCCATTCGGCAGGCCATGCTTAAGCTGCAAACGTCCCTGCCGGTGCGCGTGGATGCCGTGCGAAACACTGGGGTGTCGCCGGTTGGGCTGGTAGATGTCACGGTGCTGGTGGACATGGTGGACGGACAAGGCAACACCGTGCAGCACGGCACAATCAACAACGTGCCGTACCTCCGCCTGCAGGGTGGCACTAATGCAGTGATTGTGGACCCAGCCCCCGGTGACATCGGCATGGCATGCTTCTGTTCCCGCGACATCTCAGCGGTGAAGTCCGCCAAAAAACAGGCCCCCCCTGGTAGCTGGCGCACCCACGATTTTAGCGATGCGCTCTACCTTGGTGGCTTCCTCAACGGCACACCGACCAGCTACATCCAGATCACCGAAGGCGGTATTTTGGTTCATAACTCATCTGGTGTTAAACTGGGGGACACGGGAGCTGCAGTTCGCAGGTTGGTAGATGAGAGAATGGCCACGCTGTTCAACTCCCACACCCACGGCGGCGGCCCGCATCCAGATCAAGAGATGGACGCCAACCAGCTCACCACCCTGACGCAGGCAAACTGACGAGGCCACATGGACACGATGTTTCTGAACCCGACGACATGGGATCTGGATGTTGATGCATCAGGCGGAATCGCCATTGCCAGCGGCCCTTATGCTGTAGCCCAGAGCGTGGCGAATCAGTGCATGCTGTGGCAGGGCGAAGCCCCATACAACACCGGAGACGGCATCCCTTACGAGCAATCCGTGCTCGGTCAGCGGCCCGCGCAGGCAACCCTGGCTGCGTGGTATCAGCAAGAGGCTTTTCGCGTACCGGAGGTGGCAAGTGCCAATCCGGTGCTTATTTACGATCAAGCCCGAGGCGTGACCGGGCAAATTCAAGTCACCCTGACCGACGGAACTCAGATCAATGTCTAACGTCCCCAAGCTCACAATCACCTATCAAGGCGTTACTGTTCCGCAGGCCACTGCCATCCGGGCTGGGGTGCTGGCCGACTACAACGTGGCCTTCGGCGGCAATCTCAACATCACCAGCAGCGCCACGCCGCAAGCGCACCTCGCAGACAACCTCACGCAAGATATCACCGACGCAAATGCGGCTGTGGCTGCTGTGGTGGCGGGAGTGGACCCGGCGACCAGTGAGGGGCGATTCCAAGACGCTATTGGCCGGATCTATTTCCTGTCGCGCAAGGGGGCAACATCGTCCGTGGTGTTAGCGACCGTCACCGGACAGCCAGGGTCAATCCTGCAAGCCGGAGCGTTGGCCCGCGACGTCAACGGTCTTTACTGGGCGTCCAGCGGCGCCATCACCTTCCCGTCGGGAGGTGTGGCGAACATTGAGTTTGCGTGCACCACCCTCGGCCCTGTGCAGCTTGGCATAGGAGAGTTGAATCGGATCGCTCAGGCATCACCAGGATGGGATGCCATCAACAACACTGGGGCGGCGGTAACAGGAACCAACGTTGAGTCACGCGCAGAGTTCGAGGCTCGTCGGTTTGCATCTGTGGCCAAGAACGCCCGCGGGTCGGCGGCGGCAATCCGCGGCTCTGTCTGGGATGTGCCTGGGGTGATTGATGTCTACGCCTATGATAACTTCCTCGGCACGCCCATCACTGTTGGGCCAACGGATTATGAGATCCCGGCGCACTGCGTCTACATCGCGGCGGTTGGCGGCACGGATGAAGATGTGGCCAACGCCATCTTCCTCAAGAAGGACGGTGGCTGCAACCTGACAGGAAACACCACGGTGATCGTGCAGGACACTGAAAATGATGTCGGTTTCCCGTATCCTGAGTATTCGATATCGTGGGAGCGGCCGGCATCGCTGCCTATCCTGTTCAAAGTCACGCTGCGCAACTCCTCATCCCTGCCGTTCAACATCACTGACCTGGTCAAGCAGTCGGTGATCGACACCTTCAATGGCCTGAACGGCTTCCAGCGCGCGCGCATCGGTGGAGAGGTATATTCGTCCAGCTACTACGGACCTATCGCCCAGATCGCCAACTCGGTGCAGGTGCTTACCGTTCGTGTCGGCACCACGCTAGCCGATCAGGACTCCGTGCTTGTCGGCATAGACCAGGCCCCTACTGTGTCAGCTGATGATATCGAGGTGGTGCTGGTATGATCTCTATGCGCCAGTACGCCGCGTCGCCTCGCATCAAACAGCTGATCACCTATCACAACGAATACTTCTCCGCCTCGTGGGTGGATGAGTTTTATAGCGTGGTGTGGAACGTAGATACCGCTCAGGGGTTTGGGCTAGACATCTGGGGGCGGATAGTTGCCATAGAGGATGGCAGATACCTGCTGGTTACCGTGGGCGACTATGTCGGATTCAGTACCCCGACTGAAAACCAGTCATGGCAAACGTTCGGCTTTGGCACTCTGTACCCCGGCGCGCCAGAGACGGACGTTTTCAAGTTGGCTGACCCAGCATTTCGAACGCTGATACTTACCAAGGCGCTGGCCAACATAAGCGACTCGACCATGAGCAGCTTGAACGGGGTGCTAAAAAACTTGTTTCCCGGTCGGGGCCGCTGCTGGGTCAATGACCTGCAGGGAATGGCCATTCGCTACGTGTTCGAGTTTCCGTTAGAATCATGGGAGCGGTCAGTGCTGTCAAAAGACACCCTGCCCCGCCCTGGCGGCGTACTTGCTACCGTATTGACGGCCCCTGATGGGCTGTTTGGATTTAATGAAGCCGGGGCTGGATCTGAGCCTTTTGGCCAAGGCACCCTTCTTAATAATGGAGATCTCTTCAATGTCGGTATCTGAACCTGGCAAAATCATAACCCCTTGGGCCGAGTCAGGCCTCAAGAACCCAATCCCGCCCGCTTCCAACCCGGCAACCGGTCGCGCCGGCTTCGATCAGGGGTTCTCTGCCATCAACATGACGGCCAAAGAGGCGGGCGGAATCCCCCCGTTCGGGCAGGACTTCAACGGCATTTTCTACGAAATAACCAACATTCTGCGCTACATGCAGGCGGGCGGGCAACCCACGTTTAGCTCTGCTCTAGCAACGTCCATTGGCGGGTATCCTAAGGGTGCCATGGTGCTGGGTAGTGACGGCGTAACACTGTGGCAGAGCAAGGTTGAAAGTAATAGCGACAACCCCGACACCACTCCCACAAACTGGCAGGACATTAGCCCCTGGAAGACTGGCATCCCAAGGGGTAACGGTGGAGTGGATTATGCCATGTCTGGCTGCGCAGTTCGTCGTGACACTTTGGTAGGTCCTGATTGGGCTCCTGTTTCTGATACCGCGCACCTCCCCATCCGCGTTAATGGAGTCACTGGCGGAGTAAACGTAAACGTGCAGTACGACGGCCTAAAGATAGGCACTTTCGTTGCCGGGCCTGATGAAAGCTTTGCTGCCGATGGGACGCTTGTTGGAGGTTCTGTAGCGGCGAATAATGCCAACGTAAGCCTAGGGTCTCCTTGTTCCTTTTACATCAATTTTGACAACTCGAACCAGATAACATTTGACCAAAAAATGTTTGGTCCGAGCAGGTTCGGTGTTAGTGTGGCAGCCTCTGGTCTCATCACCATTACCCACCCAAACCGGCGACTGATGCAGATGCCGCTGTGTCAACATACGTCAGGTGGAAGCCAGTTTGAGCCCTTGATCCCTCACTACATCAACACCACGTCACCGGGGGTCACGGCGCTATATCTTGTTGGCCAGGCCGAGGGATTGGTGTCTTATAATGGCACATCCTGGGTGCTTTCATCGTCAGCCTGGAGCACATCCGACATTAATGTGACTTACGATGCCGGCACTGGCGAGCTAGTTTTCACCCACCCTACTTTGATGGGATCGCCGGGATGTGCCCCGCAGTCATGGTACAATGGCGAGCTGATAAACATCGGCATGAAAACATTGACGTCTTCTGGGTTTACCCTGGTTCTCAGAAAGGCTTCCGATAATACCCCGCCAGCTTTGAGTTCTGCCCTTGGGTTTTATTTTGACCGCGGGATGTCTGCCATACGGAAAGCCCCGGCCGGCCGCCTCAATGTATTTCTTGGACACGTCCAAGTTGATTGCAGCCAGGTTGATTACCCGAATGGTAATTTCTGGTTCATGGCGGCCATGCAAGAATAGAATCTTTGCAAAAAAAACAAGGGCCCTGACGGGCCCTTTTCATTTGTTGCGCATCATGTCCTTGTTGGCGCTGGCACGGGTTGAACCGACCCAGTAGACCACGCAGCTAGCCAGCATTCCGGACACCTGCCCGGCCATGTAGACCACAATGTCCTTGTTCTCCCCTGGTATGGCCCAGATGAACAGGGCGCCGACGATGCAGCCGAACATGGCGCACAACACCATGGTGATCACCGAAGGCATCCAGTGGTGCTGGTGGGCGCCGCGGGCATTCTGCACGTCTGCCGTCTCGATGCGAAAGCGGTCGTTCTCCAGCTCAATCAGGCGCTCCTGGTGGCGCAGCTCTACCTCTCGCAGCTTCATGGCGGCATCAGGGTCCGCTTTGATGGCGGCCATGGTGTTGCCCGGGGTGGGGTCATCCACTCCGAACTGGTTGGCGATCATGGCGCCAACTGCTGCACCTGCGGGCCCGCCCAAGGCGCCGCCGAGTATCGGGGCCCCCATCTGAATTGCTTGCTTGCCTATGTCGAGCCAGTTCATTCCGTGACCACCTTGACCGCGATATTGTAAAGATCATCCCATGTCTGCCGGTGCGGCTTCCCTGGGCGCCAGACGCGCTGATATAGGCCCCATGCCGCCTGTGCATCTCCGATCTCCGGCAGCGCCTTGGGGTCGGTGTAGAGCAGAAGGCGGCCAAGGCCGAACGCCAGCACGTCGTTGAACTCCATGGCTTGAAATATGGCGGGGCGCTCGAATGGAACGGCCAGAGATTGGCACAGTGATTGCGCCGGAGCGATGGATGAGGGGTGGGTCATAACACCCTTCACGCCACCGCCAGACTCGAACTGCAGGAATGACTTGGCCGGGCCTCCGATTTGTGACCGGTGCGTCAGTCGGCTTTCCTGCAGGCCGATAGCCAGCAGCATGACGGTTGCCTTATCACTGGTCATCTTGGGTGGCAGGAGTGCCATGGCGGGGTTGATGGCGTATTCGATGATGGAGGCGCAGCGTTGTGCTGGGGTTAGGTCTTTCATGAGTTGCCTCAAGGCTTTTTGGGTGGAGGGGTGACTGGCTTATCGCCATGGCTTTTCGGCTGATATCCCCAGCCTGGGCCGGGACCAACTAGTCGACCTCTTTTCTTCCTGCAGCTTTCGCATTGGCATTTGCTCATGCGTTACCCCTTATTGCGAATTTCGGTTTGATTTCTGAGTTGCGTTGCAACTTCTGCAACGGCGGCGTCTTTGACTAGGGCAAACATGAACCAGAACATGGCTACCATGATGGATATGTAGACTGCGTTCTTTCTGGTGATCCAGGATGATGACGACGTTTGCTCTTCCTGGTACTTCTGATTGACCCACGCCAAAAGCTTGCGGGCCTCTTGCTCGTTTGACTGACCGGTCATGCCGATGTTTACCATTTTTCGCTGGTCTGCCTGCAGCTGCTCTAGCACCTGCTCCATGCGATCCTGGCGGTTTGATAGCCTCACCGTGTTGCGGGAGTTCTCGTCTACGGACTCGACCAATTTGGCGAGGGTGACGGTGTTCTGGTGCAACGCCTCGGCCATCCTTCCGAGTTGGTAAGCATTGCCGCCATCGTGGCCGGGGTTGGGGGTCATCGTCAGTCCTCGTCATTTCGTCTGATTCATTATCGCACAGCTTCTTGACATTCTGAACCCATTGAGATGCGAGTGGAGCGCCCGCTCCAACGTGGTGGTATTATTGCTGGTGAACCAAGGAGGCCTTTATGGCAAATGAACGATGGCCGGTACTGACTCCGGCAGGGAGTGAGGTGCTGCCGGTGGCGGATGGCACCTACTACACACCGGGTGGCATGGGCGCCTCCACTGCGGCAAACTGCCAGGTGTATGTGGAGTTCTTCAGTGATGCGGCTGGGTTGGTTCCAGTGACACCGGGCGCTGGGACTGTAGACGTCAGAGGCAGCCCGATGGGCAATAACTGGGTAACCCCATCAGCTGGCGGGATCATCAACGCCATTGATGCCGGATCGCCATTATCGACTTACGTCCCTCCGTCATTTGTTGGAAGGATGGAGAAAGGCCGCGCTCAGTTTTCAGGGATTACTGGTGCGGTCAGTGCCAGGGTAACGTTTTGGAGGTTCTAGATGTCATACCCGGACGACGCAATGAGGGCTAGAGTCCAGTCTATCGCCAGGACGTTTCCTGAGGGGATCACCTTGGTGTCACAAGGCCGGCCTGGGATCCGATACATCTCAATCCAGAACCGAGACAATAAGTCTGTGTATTTCTGGCATGGGGACTTCCCTTCTGGAGCTACGGGGAGCGGGCCAGCGCTTCCTATCGACCCAGCATCATGGAGCCCCGCCCAGCTCGCCGACGCCAAGCTGATGATAAAGGCATACGGTGAAAACATCGCTGCCGGGGTGACTTTCCAGCCTATTATCGCCCACTCTGGCCGCTTGTATAGCTACGTGGAGGTCGGATCGGCGATATGCCATGTGAAGCAGGGGGATTGACATCCATGTTGCTGGTGTAAAAAAAAGCCCCTCATTGAGGGGCTTTTAATTATCACAGGAGATAACACATGAAATCAAAGAGCAGTGGAAAAACAACAGGAACAGATCGCACATCAACAGGACAATTTAATGCTAGTCTGCTTGTTGTTTGTTGTCAACCTTGCCGTGTGGTCTCCTGAACTCGCAATACTGTCCGCTGCGCCATTCCACCGCGTAGCACTGCGGAACGTAGGGATCCGGTAGTGCGTGACGCACCCCGGGCTCGTGATGTGGCGCACCATGGTATAGCGACCCGCCAAGGATCGCTATGATGACGCACCACACAACTACGAGCCACCAGGGCGACCAGTTCGGGATTGGGGAGTGGTAGTGGTGCATTATTTGTCCCTCAGCGAGAACCCGGCGGCCAGGATGGCGTCGGCAATTTTGTCATCGGTATCATCTGTCTTCTTGATGATCTCAATCAGCACATCCCGCTCGGTGCGGATGGGGCGGAAGTTCGCCGGGCTGCCAACGATTTTCTTGACCCCATCAACTCGTATGACGTACTCGCCATCTCCAGCGTCAGCCATGATAACGGCCTTAACCCAGGGCGCATCACTCCATGGCTTCCATTCCACCTCCAATCCGAAAGGCGGCAGCCCCCCGCGCTCGTACCAGTGCGCGTCGATGTACTTCTGGCCGCCACAGACGCGCTCGTCGCGCTTGGTGAGCTCGGCACCGGTGAGCTCGTTCAGGTCAGCGAGCTCATCCGCTGAGAAGTGGTCCACGCTGGTACGCAGCAGGTCAATCACCCGCCCGATGAGGAAGGCTGACTCGGCTGCGGAACCGTTGCCGGTGCCAGCCACAGCGATCGGCCGCTCCAGCTGCACCGTCTCGTTGGTCACGGATACCGGCTTGGTGTTGTACTCGAACAGGTATTTGTCATCCATCAGCGCAGGGGCTGCCGCCAGCACGGTCTGGGTGGCCTCGTTCAGGCGCTCGGTGACGGCAGGCTCGGAGAGGTCAGCAGGCCGCTTCTCCAGCGTGTCGCGCCAGTCGCCGATGACTTCGCCTCTTGTCGGAACTGGACGACTGGAATGGCCTTTACTGCTCCATGTGCGATCACCCTTGGTAGGCTTTACCCTGTACCACCACCAAGCTCCAATACCATCCAGACCTGCAGTGTCCTGAGCGAGCCACTCCGCCCATTCCAGCGCATCAGCCCAGCTCGGCTTGTTCTGCAGCTCTGCGCGGCGGGCGAGCCAGTCTCCCCTGTCAATCTTCACGCACGGCTGGATCACCGTAATGCAATTTCCACTGACTTTCTTCACTCCGTCTTTTTGATACACGTAGCACCATGGCTGATGATCACCAGCTGGCCACTCATGAACATTCCGCGCCAGCCAGTCCAGATCTGTTTGGTTATTCATTGCAATATTACTCATGACTTTCTCCTTGATGAATTACCCGCATTTCGACATCCCGAATTGTCTTGCCGGACTTCTTGGCCAGACAAAACTCGATATAGGCACCTTCCGACTGTTCCCACCCCGGCAGCATGACCAGCTCGTCAGCCACCGCTACCATAGGCAGGCAGATCTGCATGTACTGGCCTTGGCTCAGCCCGGGCGGAAGCATTGATGGATCAAGCACGGAGTGGCCAGAGTCGCGCAATGGCTGGGCCACATCATAGAACGCCTGTTTGTAGGTTTTCAGGCAGTTGGATATCGGGCCTGCGATGTAGTAGATCATTCATCTTCTCCTGTTTCATCCACCTCAACCTTCCCAGCCTCCGGCGCAACGCCTTGGCGCCATGCCGGACAGTTCTGGTCGAGATAGTCGATTGCTTGTTGCTTGTTTTTGTTGCTGTTTTCCTTCACGTAGTCGATCAGGCGATGCCGGTAGATTTCTTGGTCGATGTTTTGCTGGGTCACCGCGCCCCCTTGATCAGTCTGGTCACGCCAACATACGGGCACTGCGACCGGTACACCGTAGCCCCGCGCTCGCGCTCGATGGTGATGCGGCGGCAGGTTGTGCGCGGCTTGTCCTCGTTGCGCCTGATGCGCCCCAGCGCCTCCGGCGTCAGTGCGGCGACACAGGCCGCCATGTGTTGCTGGTATTGCGCCTCGGCGTTGGCGAGGGCCTCTGCGCGGGTCATTTACCCTCCGGCTTCGGGGCGGCGGCGAGCATAGCTCGGTATATCAGGTCAAGGCCATGGCTGGTTAAGCCACTGTCAAGCGCCAGGGCGAGATCGGTCATTTCTTCGGTGAGCTCCACCGGCACCAGCCTCCATCCTTCCGGAGCGGCAGGCTCCGGCAGCTTGCCGGCCAGGGCGGCGTCGATTTTGTCGAGAAGCTCTGGCGTTTCAAAGTTGTCGTAATCCTCAAGTTGCGGCACGGCCTCCCGCAAAAGCCCCGCCATCACCCGCACCTGCTCCTCAAGCTCCTCGATGCGCTTTGCCATGCAAAGTGGTTGTGCCTGCCCGGCCTGTTCCGCCATGTGATCACCCATGGCTGCCAGTTGCTGTTTGTCGTTCACTCCCAAATCTCCCTGTGCTTGCGCTGGATTTCCAGCTCTTCGAGTTTGGCCTCAATGGCCCGCATTCTGATGGCGCGGCGACGGTCTGACGAGCGCGGCTTGCGCGTTGTGCTGTCCAGCTCTGCCAGCTTGCGCGCCTCGGCACTGCGCAGGCGCTCGGCGAAGGCTTCGTGGGTGGTGGGGCGGAGTTCGAATGTCATGATGGTACCACCAGCTCGGCCGGCACCTGAACCACGTCGCCCAGCTTAGCTTCGACTAACAGGCCCGACAGGGATCTCGTCTCTCGCATCAAGAAAGTCCATGTGAGCAAATGCCGCTTCAGCGGTGGCGAAATTCGGCTGGAATTCAACGTCGTGAAACCATTTCGGTTTGAACCATAACCACCCCTCATGCACAAGCTCTTGGACAACGTAATAGCTACCGGTAAAGAACACTCTTCTTCGCATGATAATTTTCCCTCGTTTTTCGCGGACGCTTCTGACAAGCGTAAGTCCAGCTCCGGGCCAACCATTTCGGCGGTCTTCACTTCAACGAAGTGGATCACAGCTCCACCCCCTTCTTATCCAACACCACCATGCGGCAGTGGGTCATGCTCATCAATTTTCGCGCCCGCTCCGGCGTAGCGCCCTGGACGTTGGCGATCTCGAATCGACCGGTACGGCGGTTGGTGCCGCTGATGCGGTAGGTTTTCATGCTGACACCACCGCGCCAAACTTCACCAGTTCATCATAGAGCGACCGCGGAATCTGCTCCCACTCGGTTCCGTCGTAGTTTTCGATCCCCCACCAGAATGTCCCATCTGCCTCAACCTTCACGGACAGGCCGCCGTAGTAGTTGCCGATGCTTCCGATTTCAGTTTCCATATTGCCATCTCCTGCGTTGTTTACCCTTTCAATGTAAAACGCCACGCAATAAATTGCAAGGCGTTTTGTTTATTGTTTTGCGTTTTATCGTCACCGGTTGAACACCGCGAACCTCTTTCCGATGAAGATGCGGAGCCGGGTGTTGGCCTTGAACCGCGCCGCGCCGTGGCGCTTGTGGTCAATAGGATCTTCCTGCCACGCCTCCAGGTACGCCTTGGAGTAAGCAGCGCACACCTCAGCCCGCAGCGACGGATCCAGGGTGCCAAGCTTCGCCGACACCCATTGAGCATCATCTGGGTGGTAGTGCCTTGGCATCTGCCCCCAGCGCTTGCTGGTCGGGACGGGATTCAGCTCATCGACCATGCTTGGCCACCCATGCGCGCACCATCTCCATCGCGCCAGCAGCACCCAGAGCCACGCCGTGGAACGCCCCAGCGCCAGCGGCGGCAACCAGGTAATCCACCTGCTCCTTGCTGATAGACGATAGCGTGTGGTCTCGCCGCTTCATCTCCATCACGATGGGCGGGCACACGGGAATGATCACGTCGCTGGCCCCGGTGTTCATTCCCTCCTGCTGGTGCTGGTAACCCTGGCGCTTGGTGCGCTTCCCCTCGTTGCGGATATGGGTTGCCACCTTGGCCAGCCCGGGGAACTCGGCTCGCAGCTGGCAGAAGAAGCTCACCGCCTCGGCGGCCTCCATGGGGCACTTGCCGCGCCATGATGAGTCGCCGTAGAGCGGTACGGTGTGCTTGGATAGGGTGGTGAGGTTCATTTTGATGTCTCCATGCACTCGGCAATCATCTGCTCGTATCTTTTGTTTTCACCTCTAGCAAGAACGGAAACAAAGTCATTCCTGTCTTGGTCAAAAACAAATACGAATTTATCGTCATACCTAAAAATGTGGCTCTGCTTTTTAGTTCTGTATTGTGAGGCTATGCCCTCCGCAACTTCATGCGCATCGCGCCATCTCATCCTTACCATTTGGGATTCATGCATAGTGAAGCTCACCCCCTTCACCTCAAATTTGTAGTAACCATTCTGCCCCATCGTCTTCTTCACCTTCACCGTCTTCGGCACGGCCCGCCAGTCGGCGCACTCGGCGTATTCGTCACCGATGGTCTCCAGCTCCCAGCCGTTGGCAGTTGCCATGCGATTGAAGATCCAGTGGGCGCCTTTGGTGTGCCAGGCTGTGATGGCGCCGATCTCCGTCTTGTAGACCACCTTAAGGCTGTGCTTGCCGGCCTGCCCCACATACGGCTCATATTTGATGTCGAGGCACAGCACATCCTTGGTCTCGCCTTCTGCCATGATGCCCGCCACTCCGGCTTTCTCTGTCAGCTTCTCGTTGGGGTCAACCAGCCTCACCTTGCACTCGGTGCAGTGCCGGGCCGCGATGTCGTTCTCGGCAAAGCAATCACGGCACACCTTGAAAGAGAACCGGTGCGTGCACGGGTAAGCCACGCCCTTGATCACCGCCGCCTCTTGGTTACTGCAGCGGCGGGAGTAGTGCGCCGGCACCGGCACCTCCTTGCTGTCGCAGTCGCCGAAGTCATCTTTGGTGGACGGGTCAATCACCCTGGTCGTCAGCACCATGCCATCCCACTCGCAGGGGTCACCATCGGCGTCAGTGGCAACCACCCGCTCGGTGCCGGACACAAGGAAATTGCCGAACCTGTCATGCGCCAGTCCGGCATACATCGGGTCGTTGCGTCTTTTCTTCATGCTGATGGCGTGGCATGCCGGACACTCGACCTGGATTTCCACCGAATCGCTGGCCGCCTTGCGGGTCTTGATCTCCGGCGTGAAGATGTCAGACTCAAGCCCGTGGCGCTTGATGTTTTCGGCGTAGTCCAGCACCAGACAGTCGGCCTTGTCGTCATGCAGGCGCAAGCCGCGGCCTATGATCTGCTGCAATAACCCGGCCGACTCCGTGGCGCGCAGAATGGCAACAACATCAACGTGCGGGGCATCAAACCCAGTGGTCAGCACAGAGACGTTGACCAGATACCGCAGCTTACGCGCCTTGAACGACTGGATGATGGCCTCTCGGTCTTTCTTTTTGGTGGAACCCGTAACCACCGCCGACTGGTCTGCTGGCAGGTATCCAGCAATCTCTTCGGCGTGGCTGATGGTGGCAGCGAAAATCATCACTCCCATCCGGCCTACCGACATGCTCACCACCTTCTCAATGATGGTCTTGGTCTTGGTGCTCTTCTCGAACGTCAGAGCAACTGCGGCAGAGTCGAATTTTCCCATTTTTAGCTTGAGCTTGCTGGTATCATAATGCTCTCCGGCATCCTCACCGATCACCGGCTTGGTCAAAAAGCCCTGGGCCACCAGCTCGCCAGCGGTGACCCGGTAGACCAGTCGGGAGTAATAAGGGTCGATAGCCTTCTCCTCGTCATAGAAGAGCGGCGAATCCATGGTGTAGTCGGCTGCGTAGATGTAGCCCGTACCCATCCGGTATGGGGTAGCCGTCATGCCGATCACCCGCAAAAGCTCGTTGATGCGCTGTCCGTTAAGCTCGTATTCCTGAACCCGCTTGATAAGCTCAAGCATGGTCGGGGTGATACCGTGGGCCTCGTCCACAATGATGGCGCTTACGCCCATGTGGGCGATCTTGTCTATGCTCTTGAGCGCAGTCTGAGGGCTGGCGAATATAACCTGGTGGCGCAGGCATTTTGACCCAGCGCTGGCGCAGTAGATGCTTGTCTGGTATCCATAAGCCTGGAATTTGGCGGCGTTTTGCTCCACAAGCTCCTTGCTGGGAGCGATGCACAGAACGCGCTTGTTTGGCGCAGCCTTGGCCATGTAGGCGGCGAGCTCGGCGACGATGAGGCTCTTGCCTGCACCTGTGGCAAGTTCCAGTAGGCAAGGCGATAGGCGCCGGCGGATGTGCTCCACAACCGAATCGACGGCCTCTTGTTGGTATGGGCGGAGGGTGAATCCCATTGCGTTCTCCTGTGTTTTCCCCTGTGAGAGAAAGGCCGCGCGCGGCGGCCTTGGTGTTGCGTTACTCAGAATCCAATGTCACCGTCACTATCAACCGGCGTGCCTTGGTATTGCTGCTGGACCTGCGCCGCTTGCTGTGCCTGCTGCGCCACTTCTTGGCTAGTCTGCTGGCCAACCGGCGGCAGCATCTTCTCGCGGAGGTAGCCGAAGCCGCGGACAAAGTTGATCTCCCGGCCATCGTCCTGTGCGACCATCAAGCCGAACTTGACCCGCATGTGCGCCTTGCCAGCCCAGTGCTCCTCGATGTTTTCGGTGGTCAGCTCGAGACGGCCATGGCTCAGCGGGAATCCTGCTTGTGTATCCAGCACAGACAGGTTCTTCATGGCCAGATCGCGTTTTGCGGCGTCCATGTCGTACACCTTGGCGTTGTAACGGTACTTCTGGCCGTAGAACTCGCCCGGCGTGGTCAGCACGAAGTTGATGTAGCAGGACTGGATCGCCTTACCCTCTTCGATCCCGTTAAATCCGCCGGTGACAATCGCGCTTGCCTCAAACCCTTCCGGTACGATCTTGTTCTGGCCATCAAAAAAGCCATCGTATTCCAGATCTTCCTGTGACACCTGACTCAGAAACAGTCCGCTCATTCTTCTTTCTCCTGCTGGTGGTTTTTGTTGGCGCCTGGCTGCTGCCCTGGTCGCCGTTGACGAAGTGAATTGAACAACAACAGCGCTTTACTTGCAAGCCATTTTTGGCAATAATATTCACATCTTTTTATGGAGGAACAAAAATGACCAACGAAAACACCCAGGCTACCAAGCGCAAACCGGGCCGCCCGGCAGGTTCAACTAAAATGACCATGCAGCAGATCAACGAAGACCAGGAGCGCATTCAGCCCACCATCGACCGGTTCCGTGCGGCCTACTCCGCCGGGGTGCCAGTAAAGGCGATCGCAGATTCGTCCGGGGTGGATCTGTTTCGCCTCTACCAGGTCAACACCAAGACCGGCAAGTATTACGGAAACAGCAAACGCCACATCACCTTCACCGACGCCGAGCTGGACGCCATCAACAAGGCGATTGACGACATCAAGGCGGCTCTGTAGGTTCGGCGCCACGGCCGCGCACAGGGCGGCCTTTGACACAACCAAACAACAACCGGCACAACACAGGACATCACAGCATGACAATCAAATTCCCCCTGATGCTCTCATGTGGGCATCAGGCTCTTTCCAACTGCAAATGCTGGAGCGAGCGCGGTAGCTACCGCGCTGACGGCGACAGCCCGATCGACCGGGTGTTGCGCGAGTTAAACGGGGCGTGGCGACAGGCCCTGGAGGGCTACGGGTGCCACCTGCCATCTGGTCGGCACCATGGACCATGCCCGGTGTGCGGAGGGAAAGACCGGTTTCGATTCGATGACAAGGACGGGCGCGGCACTTGGTTCTGTTCCCAATGCGATCCCCAGAGCGGCGGAGGTCTGCTCCTGCTATCACGCTTCTTGGGTAAGCCCACCATCGAGATGGCCAACGAGCTGCTCGGCAATGCCACCGAGCGCAGCCGCGCGCCGGTGTACCGTGCAATCGTCAGCGATGACCAGATCCGCAAGGCCAATCACGAGCAGGCGCGTAAGGGTGCCGAGGCGCTGCTGGCATCGTCTGAGCTCCGTCCCCACCCATACATGTCCGATCGGGGGCTGGATGGTCTTTGGCTGGTGAACGGAGAGCCGATCATGGGGCGTGACCGGGCCATCATCCAGCCCGGCGAGCTGCTACTGGTGCCGGCTTACAAGGCGGAAGGCGACGGAGCCACACTGGTAAACGTCCAGAAGATCAAGGCCAACAGGGAGAAACGCCCCATCTACGGCGGCGATATGGGGGCGGTCTACCATAAGCTTGACGGACATCAGAGGCTGATCGCCATCGCCGAGGGGTACGCCACCGGCGTTACCGTTAACCAGGTGACCGGGGCACTGACCTACTGCGCCTTCAACACTGGCAACCTTGCCGCCGTGGCTGCATGGGTGGCTGGCCGGCACCCTGGAGTGCCGATCGTTATTTTTGCTGACCACGACGAGCACGGCGCGGGCCTGCGCTACGCCAAAGACGCCGCCGCCCCCATCGGTGCAACCGTGTCCCTGCCTCCAGAGCTGGGGGACTGGGACGACTACCGGCAGGCGCACGGGGTTGACACCACAAAGGAGGCTATGCGTCAGGCGATCGCCGCAGATCGGGAGGCATGCGGGGTGGCAAAGCCCACCAAGACCGAGCCACAACCAACACCGGAGCTCGTGCCGACCATGCCACAACCTACTCCATTCGGCTTCACGCTGCCAGGCGCGGCGCCTGCTCCGGCAGCAGCTACCACCAAGCGCAAGGCCCAACCCAAGGAAAGCGACCTGCCCCCCGTCATCGACTTTGACGGCATGGACATCGACAACCCTCCCGGGCTTGCCGGCCGGATCGTGGAGTACATCCGCAACGGGGCCAACCGCCAGTTAAGCGGCGGGGCATACTCCGCCATGGCGCTGCAGTGCATGGCGATGGCCGGGGCGGGGTTGGAAGGTATCGGAGGAACCAAGCTTTCCCTGATCACCCTCACCCTGGGCATGTCGGCGGCGGGCAAGGAGTGGCCGCAGCGGGTGGTGAAGAACCTGCTGGACGCCCACGGCAAGACGGTTTATGGCGACATCCGATCCGACAAGGACGTGATCCGCTCCGCCATCTACGACAACGGTCACTGCTTCTACGTGGTGGACGAGGCCCAGAAGATCCTGACGTCCAACTCGGGCAGCCAGCAGAACAAACACATGAGCAACGTGATCAGCACGCTGATGGAGCTATCCACCACCTCCTGCTACAAGCTGTCACAGCTGCACCGGGATGAGTTCCTTGCGCACATCGAGACGGCCCGCGCCCGGGTTGAGAAGGTGATCGAGGCCAAGCGAGAGGCCATCGCCCACATGAACCAAGATCACGAAGAGGCGCGCATCAAGAAGGCGCAGCTGGAGATCGAGCACCTGGAGCGAAAACTGGCCGACCACGACAAGCGGGCGATCACAGCCCGGGATGGTGTGCGCAACCCATCTCTGCATCTACTGGCTTACTCCACGCCACAGAAGCTGGCCGCCATCGTGGACGAGGACAGCATAGAGTCAGGCTTCCTTGGGCGAGCGTTGATCAACGACTGTGGCATTGAGCGTGCCCCGCAGCGCCTGACCATTGCCGATCTGAAAAAGCCGCAAGCCGACGGCCAGGACATGCAGTTTGAGATGCTCAAGGCGCAGATCGGCCTTATCTGCCAGTTGGCCGACGATCAGAGCAAGCGCAGCGTGGACAGCGAGTTCAACGGCGTGCCGTTCGGCTACCACCTGACGCCGGAGGCGGAGCAGGACTTGGACGCCATCTTGAACCACTACGACCAGCACCACTACCGCAACCATCCTCGCGTGGGGGCAATCTATGCGCGCCTGGTTGAGCGTGTGATGTCTCTGTCGTCCATCATGGCCTTGGGCAACTACGGATGCGACGGCGCGCGCGTGGAGCGCTCCTACGTGCGTTACGCGCTGATGCTGACCCTGCTGAGCCTGGACCACCTAACCAGCAACCTGAAAATCAACGAGGGTGCCACTGAGGAGACCGTGGAGGCGCGCCTGGAGGCGGTGCAGGCAGCAATCCTCAAGATGATCAACGTAGACCGCCGCAGGGACGATCAAGATGGTTGGCGATATATCAGCGTCATCAAGGCGCAGATGAAGCGACGCAAGTTCTACCAGCAGATCCAGAAGCAGCTGGACGGGGCCAACCAGGATGCCATGCAGAACGCGCTGGCGATGCTGGGAGGCAAGGTGGAGGTGGATCCGACAGGGAAGCAGATTCGATTGAGGAAGTAGGAGCAGGGTATACCACTAAGAAAAGGCCGCCAATGAGCGGCCTTTTTTACGTCTGGATGGCTGGGGCTGGCACTCTAAATGCGTGATCTCGAGTTGTGCACGGATAATGGATTTTGCAGCAACATTTCTAAATCGATTCCAATGTTAAATTATTGTTAAATACTGATTGGAAATGACTTGGAAGTTATGCAGTCAAAACAACACCGAAAATGACTAAGTGCAAAATCCAGCAAACCCAGCAATAATGCAGCTTGCGGCCTTTTATGTTTATGTTTGTGGGCTCTTATAGTGATTCTGGATTCTGGTATTTTAAGAGAATACGGGGCGGGCACTTAGGTATCCCCCCTTTATATTAAAATAATAGATAATAGATTTTAATTAAAGTAAAAAATACCTAAGTAACATAATCAACTGCAAGCCTCGCCATTGCTGGGTTTCTTCATTGAGATTCGGTTTTCCTTTTTCTGCCAACTGCTCCGCAAGCCGCGCCAGCACTTGGTTTCAGCGAAAAATTGAAATCAATTGGCTATTTTGGCGTGGCTGACGCCACTAGCTGGATGTGTGGCGAGCACTGAGCAGAAAATTTCCTTTGCATCGTGGTTGACGCGACGAATCGGATCCTGCAAGATTCAATTCGTCGGCACCGGGGCACCGGGGCAGTGAAACGCTAGCATTGCCAGCCGACGCACTTCACTAGCGGCCCATAGCGAGGCAACACCATGAAAACCCTAACCCCAATCCAATCCGCGATCATTGACTCACTGAGCAACGAATTCGCCCCACTACCAAAAACTTCTTCGGCAGAATTGGTCTTGCTGGAACAGTTCTTCCAAGGCGATGATCTCACCGACGAAATCAAGACTTTCGCAAGTTTGGTAAAAACGGGAGTACGCATTCTCCCAACCAATCGAAAAGCCCTTTCTAGGTGGCTTCTTGGGAGGATTGGTTTTTATGTGGCAGATAGCGAACGCCGCGATGATCACATTGCTGAGGCAATGGGGCGCGCAGTCGTAAACATGATTGGCGCAGATCACAAAAAAGATGACTGGGAAGGGTGGCGTTATGTTTCTGTGGTGAAAGCGCAAGTTAAACGCCGCAAGAGCCTCTGTCATAACGGAAAATTTTGTGATGACATTTTTGGCTCCGTTGTTTCAGGATTGATTTCCTCCGGTGCTGCTGAGACTGACGCCAGCGGCAAGAAGATGCGCATGACCGGAGCCAACCGCAAATGACCACAAAAACTAAATCAGCAATCATCGGCATGATCCACTCCAGAGCAAAGATCACCGGAAGCGACTGGGTTCATACAAGCTGGATCCGTGGATACATCGTCAAGCGAGACTACTTCAAGGCTGAAACTGCGAACGGTGGATCATTCGAAGAAATCATTAGCGAGATGATCCGGGATCGTGAAATTGAATCTGATGGTAAGCGGATAGCAATATCGATTGAGGACAGCCTGGATAAATTGCTTGATGGAATGTCAAAGTCCCTATCTTTTGAACAGCTAAATGCCATCAATGGAATGGCCCGCGGGGCGATTGAGCTGCCCAAGAGCGGCAGGCAACTGGCTGAAATTGTGCTGAAATTCTACCGAACCAAACCAGCTCCGGTGGCACCGACAGAAAAAAACGGGAAGGTCTACGCATCAAGACTGGAGGTTGGTGAGTCAAGGCCCTACAGCCTCACCGACAAGAAACGGATCAAGAACTCATTCCACGTGCTGGCGTCAACTGCGGCCAGGAGGTTCATTTTCTCGGAGGACAAGGAAGCCGGAACCATTACGGTTACCCGAACGCACTAGCCACTCCACCCAACCCCGCCCCGAGCGGGGTTATTTATTTAAACAATTCTCCTTGCATTAAACCCCTGTCGGTGTATTCTTTCCCTGTGCCAGCGACACGCGCCGCACCAAACCACACAGGAGAACCACCATGACCGCCAGCGAACTCATCACCCTACCCCCAGCCGACGCCACCGGCGACAACCTGCCCAGCATCCCGGCGCACTTCACCGCAGCAGCGCTGGAGGCCATGTTCAAGCAGGTCGAGGCCGAAGTCACCGCCGAGGTGCCGGACGTCGAGACCGAGGAAGGCCGCAAGCGCATCAAGGCCCTTGCTGCCAAGGTTGCCAGCAGTAAAACCGCCATCGACAAACCGATCCGCGACCACCTGCGGGCCATCAAGGCGATCCCCAAAGTGCTGGAGGCGAACGCCCGCGAGAGCGTTGAGCGATTCGACAACCTCAAGGCTGGCATTCTTGCGCCGCTAGAGGTTGCTCAGGCGCCGCAGGATGCAATCCTAGACATGTTGGCCGGCATCCCTACGCGCTGCATGTCGGAATTCAATACAAGCGATTCTGCGCGGTCTGCGCTGGCAGAGGTCGAGGCAGTCAATCTGGACGACTTCTGGCCCGAGCTGGCCAAGAAAGCCAAGGCATCCTACGAGACGGCAACCACCGTCCTTCGCGACACCCTGGAGCGCATGGAGCGCGAAGAGGCAACGGCCGCAGAGCTGGCACGCCTGCAAGCCGAAGCCGCCATCCGCGAGCAGCAGGAGCGTGAACGTCTGATTGCCGAGGAAGCAGCCCGAAAGGCCCGCGAAGAGGAAGAAGCCCGCGCACGCCGTGACCGTGAAGACGCGGAGCGCCGTGCAGCAGAGGCGCGTCAGCGGGAAGAGCAAGCCAAGCTGGACGCCAAGTTGGCTGAGCAGCGGGCAGCGGAAGCCGAGCAACGCCGTCTGGCAGACGCAGAAGCGGCCGAGCAACGCCGCATTGCAGCAGAGAAAGATGCCCAGGAGCTGGCGCAATATGCAGCAGAGCAGGCAGCAATTGCCGAGAGAGATCGATTTGCCGAAGAGGAACGTCAGCTAGCCATAGCCCGCAAGGCCCGCGAGGACGACAAGGCGCACCGAGCCGCAATCAACCGCGCCGCTCTGAATGCGCTGATGGCCGAGACCGGGATCGATGTCGAGATGGGCAAGAAGGTGTTGACGGCGATCGGGACTGGTCTTGTGCCGAACTGCCGCATTCATTACTGATGCAACAATGGCCGCTGCGGTGGCCCACACACCACACAGGAGAAAAACCATGGTAATCGACTGGACAGCAGCACCTGAAGGCACCACCCACGCAACCATCCCGAACGGGGACCCGCGCTGGTACAAACTGGATGATGGCAAGGTTCTTTGTTGGGGGTTGACGGCGAAGGAATGGATGCCGTCATTCTTCCTCACCGTTGACGAGATCGCCGACACCGGGCTGAGGCTGTATGCCAATGGCGAGCAGTCCGAGCTGGTGATGTTGCGGGAGCAAGTGACAGAACTGGCCGAGCTTCTGCGCATGGCTACCGGAGAGATCCCCGAGGCGCAATCATTCCCGTCTCGATGCCATAAGGCGCTTATGGCTGTGGAGGACATACAGTAATGGCCCACCAAGTCTGCAACCTCACCAACGACGAGTACCGCGCCCAGCGCGGTTACTCCAAGTCTGACCTTGACTATATCCACCAGTCACCCGCCCTGCTGGAGTGGGCCCGCAACGCGCCAAGCGAAGGAAGCGACCCCGTTGACCTCGGCACCCATGTGCATTGCGCCACGCTGGAGCCGGACGTCTTCGCTGGCACCTACCGCAAGGCACCGTCTGGACGAAGCACCCAAGCCGACCGTGCTCGCTTTGATGCGTTCCTGTCGTCCTGCAAAGCGTCCGGCAAGATCGCCCTGGACGCCGACACTTACGACTCAGTGATCGCCATGCGCGACAGCATCATGGCCCACCCCACGGCGCGCGAGCTGCTGACAAGCCCGGGTGTCAGCGAGTCGAGCATCTTCGGAGAGCTGGAAGGTGTGCGGGTGAAGTGCCGGCCGGATCGCCTGCTCCGGGATCGAAACATCCTGGTGGACGTGAAGAAGGTGGACGACATAGACAACCTGGCTCGCTCCATCCAGAAGTTCCGCTACTACGTCCAGGCGGCTTTCTACTCGGACATCTACGAGCAGTGGACAGGCCACAAGCCGCGATTCATCTTCGTGGCCGTGGGCGAGCGCCGGAGCATCGGGCGGCATCCGGTGAGGGTGTTCGAGTTGGAGCAGGCGTGGGTCGAGGCTGGCCGCCAAGAATACCGCGATGACCTTGAGCGCGTGCGGGAGATGGAGGCCTTCGGGGTTGGCATGCACGTCGAGGTGCTGGAGTTGCCGCGCTGGGCGCGCAGTTAGCCTGCATGAAAATAAAACACAAAACGACTTGCAATAAATAACGCCATGACGTAGAGTTGTGGCGTTCTTACATGAACTGGGGATAGAGAAATGACACAATACAATGATGAATTTCGAGTTGTCGAGGCAAGATCCGAGGGGTTTTGCATACTCACGAAAAGCGAGAGGGTTGTGGTTGAATCGGAAGACGAATATGGCCATTACGGGCCAATAAAAAATATAGATGACGCCCGCCGCATTGTGGCCTGCGTGAATGCCTGCGCGGGCTGGACCACAGAGCAACTGGAGGCGATGGAGCTTGGCTCCATGAAGGAAGCCATCAGTCGGCTTGCCGACGCGAACTCCGATCCCGCAACATGGGAAGCCCGCGCCATCAAAGAGGCATCCCTCGCCGCAGACCTGCAGGCGCAGGTGGATGAGTTGCTGGCGGCATTAGAGGGCATGATGAACGCGCACCAAGGGAAAGGTGTGACAGCAACCTGCGTTGGCGAAGCATACCATCGAGCAATTTACGCCATTAAAAAAGTCAAATACACAGGAGAACCCAAATGAGCAACGCAATCGCAGTCATCGCCCAGAACACCGGGGCCAGCCCGGAAGACATCACTGAAGTCCTGAAGGGAATGATCGTCAGCGCCAAGAATCAACATGGCGCACAAGCCACCAATGCAGAACTTGCCATCGTCACCGGCGTCTGCGCAACCTACGGCCTTAATCCGCTAGTGAAGGAGTGCGCTGCATTCGTCAGCGGCGGCAAGCTGTCCGTGGTGGTGATGGTGGATGGATGGTACAAGATGGTGAACCGCCGCCCCGAGTTCGACGGTGTGGAGTTTGGCGACAAGTTCGACGCCAACGGCAACCTGACCGCAATCACCTGCCGCATGTTCATCAAGGGGCGCGAGCGTCCGGTGTGTGTGACCGAGTACATGGCCGAATGTAAAGATACCAAGTCCAGCGTCTGGACAAAGTGGCCAGCCCGCATGTTGCGCCACAAGGCGTACATCCAGTGCGCCCGCATGGCGTTCGGCATCAGCGAGATCATCGACGATGACGAAGCCTCCCGCATCGCCGCCAACGCCCCCACCGAGAAGGTCATCAACCCGGCGGCGAAAATCGACTGGGAAGGCATCCAGGCAGACATGGCCGAGTGTGGCGATGTCGCGGCGCTGGATGCCGCGTGCATGGCTATCCGCCGCGCTCTGGAAGGCGATGGCCTGTGGCAGCAGGCCAAGGACCGCTGCATCCTGATGAAGTCAGAGCACCTGGAGCGGATCCGGGCCTACTCCTTGCAGGAGGATGTGCTGGAGGGGGAGCTGGTGACAGCCGACCCCGAGCAGCGCGCAGACGACAATGAGATGGAATTCGAGTAACCAACAACAAGCCGCCTCGCGAGGGGCGGCAGCCACACAGGGGAATGAAGTGACCACAACCTACACATCGCGCGACGCCGAGGCGTGCGCATATCTGTCAGCCCTGGTAACGATTGAGCTTTGCGCCGAGGTGCATCGCAAGGGGAAAGTAAACACGGCGATCCGCCGCTGCGTCAACAGGCTGCTGCCTGGGCTGGTTGAGCACAAGCGGGTTTATCTGATTTTCAAAGGGCTGGCCAAGCAGCCATTTCCGGCGGGGTGTCTGCATCACCTGCGGCGCATGCTGGAAGAGATGGCGGGCGGGCAAGTGGTGTTGGAGGAGTGAGAGATGATTGATTTGGATATTGATGAGCTTGAGAAACTTTGCAAATACGAGATTAATCGAGGAACTGTAAATCCATACACCGTAAACGAAAATCCCATTCACGCCATGCAAGAGCTAATCATACGCCTACGCCAAGCAGAAAAAGACGCTGCACGGTATCGGTGGATTAAGGCGAATGGCCAGCTTGGTGTAGGCAGGTGCGGAATTGACTGGGAGCTTTATTTTGAAGGGCCAGCTCCGGATAACTCAGCAATGATTGAGCTCCACATCGACGAGGCCATGCAGTGCAAGTAAAACTCGAATTCCTCACCGAATGCGATGCCCAGCACGGCGCTTACTACCTGCAGGATCGAGGCTACGGCGTCAAGTTGATGGGCAAGGCCATGGTGGTGGATAAGCCGGATCCGGCAGATCTGGCACTGGTAATGACGACCTATCGGGCGTTTACTGTGGATTTGGCGGAGGGTGATAAATAAAAACAAAATAGCTTGCAATGATTCGTGCTGCATTGCACAATGGGTCCGTGGTGAATGCGCAGGCTGATGGATAGCTATGTACTGCGCGGGCTGATAGCTATCTGGTACGACACTGACCCTTAGGGGCGTTGAGGCTTAGCCCTCGAAATCAGCAAGCCGGAGTTCAGCGCCGGCCACCACAACAGAGCAGGCACTGGCAGTAGCCGATACGCCGCCATAGCTCGCCGGACGCTGTAACCGGCACTAGTTTCCCCCGACAAGGAAACAGACAGGAGGCGATCCGTCTCAAGCCAGTGGCATTCTGGCAAGCTCCGAGCACCACCGAGAGGTGTAGCGGAGAGCACACAACTGAGGTTGCATTGTGTTTCAAATGCCCACTCCGGCAATGAAGGTAACGAGATTGGAGCTCCGCCAGTGCAACCCCAGTTGTGGAATATCCTGCGCAACACCCCAACAGCTCCCGCTGTTTTCGCCCCTCACTCGAGGGGCTTTTTTATTGCGGCGCGAAAAGTGGTAGACTTGGCGGTAACATTTCGGTAATAGCGATGAAGATGATGAGAAAATGCAACGCACAAGAAGAGGTCGCTTGCCAAGCCCTGGTAAAGGGAATGACGCAGGCTGACGCCTACCGAGAAGCCTACCCGCGCTCGCAGAAATGGAAGCCGACAGTGGTGGCCGTCAAGTCTTGCGAGCTGTTCGGTCGTGACCACGTAGCCGCTCGCGTGGCCGAGCTCCAAGAGAAGAACGCCAAGCGCAACCAGATCACCGTCGACACCCTCCTCGCCGAGCTGGAAGAGAACCGTCAGGCTGCCCTATGCGCCGAGACGCCCCAGGCCGCCGCCGCCACTGCCGCCACCATGGGCAAAGCCAAGTTGCTGGGGCTGGATAAGCAGATCATTGAGCACACCGGCCCTGGTGGCTCTGCACTCACCCCCACCGTAATCCAACTGGTAGGCCCCGCCGATGACGACAGCGAGGCTTGAGGTACCGCCAAAGCTTATCCCCGTCTTCACTGGTAACTTCCGGTACCGGGGTAGCTACGGAGGACGGGGTAGCGCCAAGACGCGCACCTTCGCCAAGATGACCGCCGTCCGGGCGATGATGTTCGCCCAGGCTGGAGTCAGTGGCGTCGTGCTCTGCGGGCGGGAGTTCATGAACTCGCTGGAAGACTCGTCCATGGAGGAGATCAAGCAGGCTATCAGGGAAACCCCCTGGCTGGATGCCTTCTTCGACATTGGCGAGAAGTTCATCCGAACCAAAGACCGCCGCGTCTCCTACGTGTTCTGCGGCCTTCGCCACAACCTGGATAGCATCAAATCCAAAGCGCGGATCCTTATCGCTTGGATTGATGAGGCGGAGAGCGTTTCGGAAATGGCGTGGTCAAAGCTCCTTCCAACCGTGCGAGCAGAGAACTCTGAGGTATGGATCACCTGGAACCCAGAGGACGAGGAGAGCCCGACCAATCAGCGGTTCCGCATGTCGCCGCCTGAGAACGCCTGCATTGTCGAAATGAACTACTCCGACAATCCATGGTTCCCGGACGTGCTCGAGCAGGAGCGCCTTAACGACTACAACCGGCTGGACGGCCCCACCTACGCATGGGTGTGGGAGGGTGCATACCGCAAGAACTCTCAGGCTCAGATATTCGCCGGCAAGTACGAGGTGCGCGAGTTCACCCACGGGGACGACTGGGACGGGCCATACAACGGACTGGACTTCGGCTTCTCCCAAGACCCAACAGCGGCAACCCAGTGCTGGATTCATGGTGACGTGCTCTATGTTGAGTTCGAGGCAGGAAAAACAGGCCTTGAGCTGGACCACACGGCCGACTACATCTGCAAGCGCATCCCCATGTTTGACCGAGAGACGGTGCGCGCCGACAGCGCACGCCCTGAGTCCATCAGCTACCTTAAGCGGGCCGACCATGACGGGAAGCGCAAGAACATACCTGGCATCATTGGCGTGGACAAGGGCAAGGGGAGCGTGGAGGACGGCATTGAGTTCATCAAGAGCTTCGCCATGGTGGTGATCCACCCACGTTGCCAAGAGACCGCTCGCGAGTTCCAGCGCTACAGCTACAAGGTGGACCGCCTGACCGGCGATGTCACCAAGATCATCCTGGACAAGTTCAACCACTACATCGACTCTATCCGCTATGGCCTGGAGCAGGTCATGAAGAACCGCGGCAAGATTCGGATTTCCGATAAAGCCAAGGCCCGCGCCATGCGGTATCCTGTGCGCAGATAGCAATCAACCAGATATCAACGAGGAGCGCCACATGTGGCCATTTGACAGCAAGAAGAATCAGCAGGCGGCCATTGATGCGGCGGTAGAGCTGGCGAGAAAGGAGGAGCAGGAGAAAGCCCGAAAGCGCGCCATGTCCCGCGCCAAGCTGCGCTCTATGGAGAAGCGCGCGCGGGATGCTGCTGTGCGCTGGGAACCCCCAACGCTGATGCCCGGCGTGGTGCCAAAAGGCGAAACCCCCGCCGTCGCCATGGACTCCCTGTGTGGTCCGACTTACCAGTTTCTGAACTCTGCAGCAGGAGGTCTGTACTCGGCCAATATCCAGCCTTTCCCCGGGTACCAGAACCTGGCTGCTCTGGCAACCCGCCCAGAGTATCGGGCCTTTGCCTCCACCATCAGCACCGAACTGACTCGGGAGTGGATTGAGATCTGCAACAAGGATGGCACCGACGCCAAAACCCTTGCCGAGAAGATCAAGCAACTTGAGGAGGCTCTCGAATATTTCAACCTGCGATCCGTGTTCCGGCAGGCTGCCGAGCAGGAGGCGTTGTTCGGGCGGGGGCAGATCTCCATAAACATAAAGGGGGCTGACATCTCGCTGCCGCTCATCCTTGACCCGCGCACCATTACCAAAGGCAGCCTGCGCGACTTCACGCCGGTGGAAGCCATGTGGACGAGCCCGAGCATGTATAACGCGCTCGACCCGACCGCGCCGGACTTCTACAAGCCAACCCACTGGTGGATGCTGGGACGCGACATCCACGCCTCCCGCCTGCTGACCATCATCACCCGACCGTTGCCGGACATGCTCAAGCCTGCCTACAACTTCTCTGGCATGTCGATGAGCCAACTGGCCCAGCCCTACGTTGAGAACTGGCTGCGCACCCGGCAGGCGGTAAGCGACTTGATCGACAAATTCTCCCGCACTTTCCTCAAGACAGACATGACCCAGGTACTCAACGGCGGCGACGGCGGAGACCTGTTCGATCGTCTCGACATCTACGTCAACACCTTCTCCAACTTGGGAATGGGGGTGATGGACAAGGATGCCGAGGACATCGTGCAGGTGAATACCCCGCTTTCTGGCCTTCACGAACTGCAGGCGCAGGCGCAGGAGCATATGTGCTCGGTGAGCCGCATCCCAGCAATGATACTGACCGGCATCAGCCCGTCCGGTTTGAATGCGTCGAGCGAGGGTGAGATCCGCGCGTTCTACGACTGGATTGCGGCCATGCAGGAGGCCTATTACGCCCAGCCCATTGACACCTGCCTAAAGGTTATCCAGCTGCACCTGTGGGGCGAGATTGATGACAGCATCACCTTCAAGTTCAAGTCGCTGTGGCAGACCAGCGCGAAGGAAGAGAGCGAGATTCGTCGCGCCAGAGCCGAGGAGGCTGCTATTTACATCACCAACGGGGTGATCGATGCCAGCGAGGCACGACAGAACCTTGCGGATGACCCTGACTCCGGATGGGACAATATCGACGGCGAGCTGGAGATAGTGGAGCCCGGGATGTTTGATGATGAGTTTGCTGATACCGAGGTGATGGAGCAAAACAAGGGTGCCATGAACGGTGCGCAGGTTAGCTCGATGGTGGAAATATCCCAGAGCGTGGCAGCCGGAACCCTGTCAGTTGAAGCGGCGGAGGCCGTTCTGCTGCATTCGTTTGGTATCAGCAAGGAAGAGGCTGACAAGATGCTGGTGCCGCCAGAGAACGTGCCGGAAGTTCAGGTGGCTGAGGCTGCGAAGATTGGAGCACAAGAGCCGGATGCGGTGCCTGGCGGGGGAGGCCGGTAATGGCAACCAAACCAAAAACTGTCCGCGCCATTCACGCCAACCGGGGGGTCGAAAGCCGGTATCGGAAAGAACTTGAAGCACTCATCAAGGAGATGAGCAATTCGGCGGAATACTGGATGGCAGCCCAGTACAGGCAAGCGCCGCCAGAGGTTGCCATGGACGCGCTGCCCGCCGCCGAGATGGCCGCCAGGGTTCGCGAACTATCGAAGCGATGGGTCGCCAAATTCAACGACATGGCAGCCGACATCGCCAAGAGATTCGCTGCCGGGTCCATCAAGGCGACTGACAACTCGTTCCAGAATGCGCTCAATGATGCCGGTTGGTCGGTTGACTTCAAGATGACCAGAGCGATGCAGGACGTGGCAAAGGCAGCCGTGGTGGAGAACGTGGCGCTAATCAAGTCGATACCTCAGCAGTATTTCCTAGAGGTTGAGGGGATTGTGATGCGTGGCTACACTCGTGGGCGAGACCTGCAGGAGATAACCAGCGAGCTGCAGGCGCGGTATGGCATCACTCGGCGGAGGGCGGTCACGATTGCTCGCGACCAGTCCAACAAGCTAAATGCCGTGACCACGCAGGCTCGCCGCCAAGAGCTCGGGATCACCGAGGCCATATGGCAGCACTCGCATGGAGGGAAAGAGCCCAGAAAGTCACATGTTGCGGCTGATGGTCGGAAGTTCGAGATAGCGAAGGGGTGCCTCATCGACGGCAAGCACATCTTGCCGGGCGAGGAGATTAACTGCAGGTGTGTGAGCAAAAGCGTGCTTCCGCTCTAAAAGAAAAGGCCCCGTGATGGGGCCTTGTTGTTACTGATTGCCACTTAAAGTTCGACGGACGTGACCTTTGGTGGATCTTGTTGCCTCAGCAACTTGCCTTACAGTCATTCCGGACTGGTAAAGATTTATGATGTTTCTTCTGTTTTTTACTTCTTCTTCCCGCAACGGCATAAGCTCTCCTATTTTTGATGTGACGGGTCCTTGTTGTTAGGGGCGGCAGTCAAACCCCACATGATGTCCAAATCTCTTTCCGCATCCATCGCAAATCATATCTAAGTCGCTTGGGCGATCTCCGTGCTTTACGCTATGGAACTTTCCGGTGAATTTTGTGGTGGCAGAAACGCCAATCACCAACCCCAGCGCCTCGCCAGCGGCAACCAACTCACCCAGCGCGGCATCTGCCACAGCCTTGGCGTCTTCCGCCTCCAGTTTCTTGCGGTTGGCAAAGTCCAGCTTGTTGCGGTAGTCGGCGGCGAGCTGCTCGATGGTGGGTTTTGCAGGTGGTTCTGGAATGCTGCGCGTTACCGATTCGCAGAACTCTGGCTTAACCTCTGGATTGTGCAGGCGGTAAGCAATTATGTCGCCTCCAAGGCCGCGTTTACTCCATCTAAGTCCCTTAGCCACAGCAGAAATTGATTTTGCACCGTCAGTTGAGTACGCAAACGCAACATCTACAATGTCATCGCAAGATACTGGGCACTCACCACCACCCCACTCAATCCACCCATCAGCATCAGCAACCGGCTCTGCCGGATACGCGCTGAAATACTCGTCGCGGCTCAAGATGGTTTGATGCCAGTTGGGTATGACTAGTTGCGCAATCACGCTAGTACCGAACATAAACCCAGTTCCAGTCGGGCTACGCCATTCGGTCTCACCGCGCTTTGGTCTTTGCGGTTTTCTGTTGGCATAAAAGCATATTGCCTTTAACCTCCCGTCTTGAGCTGAAAATTTCGCCCCATCCGGCCAGCCTTTACCGCTAGCGTGGATTGCGTCGGCGAGGGCTTGCTTGCTTTTGGTGAGTTTCATTGCTTAACCTCCAAGCAGATGTGGCGCTCGTAGTCGCTATCCGTGCTAATTTGCTTGGCCGCCTCTTCGCATTTCTGTTGACTGCCAAAACCGCCAATGACGATGTTGTTGAAAGAAGCCACGTGTATTGCATATTTCATTACCACTACCAGTGCCCAAGTGCTCATTGTTGTTGCTCCTGTTGAATTAACGCAAGAATAATTGCGCAATAAATGCAGCCTGTCAACCCTGATTGCAAATAAATCACCGAAGCCCTATCATTGTTGCAGTTCATGAAACGTGGTTCAGACAATGCCAAATCCAAATCTGATGGCCTTCGACCGGCAATCCGCCCGCAGTGTTGATGCTGACGGGCGCCTGCACGTTTCCAAGACCAACATCAGCAAGGCCGTGGTGAACCCTTATTACGGTCGCGAGATTCCGGGGTGGCAACAGCTGGGGCTCGATGGCGACAAGGTTTACAGCCTGTACCGAGATCCCGATGAGCTGGCCAAGGGGGCATCAACTTTCAATAATATCCAAATACTCAACAAGCACATCCGGGTGACGGCGGAAGTCCCCCAGAAAGAAAACATAATCGGGTCAATTGGGTCTGATGTGGCTTTTGATGGAGAATACTTGCAGGCTTCAATGTGCATTTGGGATGCGGCCGGCATTGCCGCCATTGAGTCAAAAAAACAGTGCGAGTTGTCTTGCGGGTATTATTACGATCCAGATATGACCCCTGGAACATCCCCGGATGGGGAATTGTATGATGGGGTCATGCGCAACATCCGAGGCAATCACCTGACGATAGTTGAAGCAGGGAGGGCCGGATCCGATGTGATCGTCGCCGATCACAAAACTGTTATTACAAAACCAAAGGAAACTCCCGCCATGAAAATGACCAAGCTGGGCAAAGCCCTCTTTGTCTCCCTTCGCGGCCTGTCCCCGAAAATCGCCCAAGACTCCGGACTCCCGGCCTTGGTGGGGGAAGCCAAGAAAGGAACCTTCAACAAGGCAGCAGTCCGCAAGGGTCTGATTGCCATGGACTCCGACATCGAGCCCGAGCAGGCCGACGAGATCATTGATGCCGTGCTCGGCGTTGAAGAGTCGCCGGAGCCTGTAGAGCTGGAGCGCGAGATGGGCCAAGATGAGCCGGATCTGATGGCCTTCCTGGCTGGAAAGCTGTCGCCGGAAGACCTGGAAGCCGTCAAGGGCATGATGGGCAGCGCCAAAGACGAAGTGCCAGCCATGAAACCGGAAGACGTAAACGCCACTGTTGAGGCTGCAATGGACTCCATGCGCGTCGGCTTCAAGCAACTGGAGCAGGCCAAAGTCGATGTCCGCCCGATCGTCGGCGACGTCATCGGTATGGACTCCGCCGAGCAAGTATACCGCTTCGCACTGGATCAGATGAGCGTGGAGCACAAGGACATGCCCGCACCTGGGTTGCGCACCATGTTCAACGCACTGAAAGACCGCCGGGCGCCGGCCAAGCACTCTCCGCAGATGGCGCAGGACTCTGCCGCCACCGTGGACCAGTTCAACCTCGGCCGGTTCGGTCGGGCCTAAGAAGGAGCCTACAAAATGGGTTTTCAAACTACCGTAAACCTCCAGCAGGCTCCCGCAGTCGCTGGTGACTTTGCCACCGCCAATCCGCGCGCGTCCTTCCCTGCTGGCGAGGGTCAGTACGTGGCCGCTGTCGCCGGCGTGACCGTAGGTCGCTTCGCCTGGATTGATGCCACTACCGGCCTGGTATCCAACGCTGGCACCGGCAAGCCGGACGGCTTCATCCACCGCGAACAGCAGGCACTGATTTCCGTGTATCTGGCAGAGTCAAGCAACCTGGTGCCGCAGGGCTTCCCTGTCACCGTCATGCGCACCGGCGACTACTGGGCAACTTCCACCGTGGCTGCTGCCACCAAGGGTCAGAAGGCTTTTGCCAAGCTGACCGATGGCACCATGCAGCCAGGTGCGGCTGGCGCAACCATTTCCGGTTTCATCGAGACCGATTTCGTTATCACCCAAGGCTGCGCTCTGAACGAGCTGGCCGTGATCTCTCTGTAAGGAGCGGCCATCATGCCTCAAGTAATTGACTTCCGCGAACTAGCGAGCCGCGCCGGCATCCACTTCATGGGTGCTCAGCCGATGGCTCTCGACGCCGCCAATGCTTACGACTTCGCCATCGCCCAGGACGCCCAGCCTGGCCTGGTCACCGTCAGCAACTCCGGCATCCCGGCGTTCCTGACCACCTACATCGACCCGAAGCTGATCGAGGTGCTGGTTGCACCCATCAAGTCCGCCGAGGCCGTCGGATCCGAGGTGAAGAAGGGCGACTGGATCACCGAGACCGCCATGTTCCCGGTTGTGGAATCCACCGGCCAAACTGCGGCCTACGGTGACTACAACAATGCCGGCTCCACTGGTGTGAACACCAACTTCCCGCAGCGCCAGAGCTTCCATTACCAGACCATCTCACAGTGGGGTGAGAAGGAGCTGGAGCGTGCCGGGGCTGCCCGCATCGACTGGTCCAGTCGCGTGAGCATTGCCTCTGCCCTGACCCTGAACAAGTTCCAAAACAAGTCGTACTTGTTCGGTGTGGCTGGCCTGCAGAACTACGGCATGACCAACGACCCGGCGCTGTCCGCTCCGCTGACCCCGGCCACCAAGGCCGCTGGCGGTGTGAAGTGGGTCGACACCGGCGGCGTGCCGAACGCCACCGCGCTGGAGGTACTGAAGGATGTCCAGTCCATGTACTGGAACCTGCAATCCCGCCTGAGGGGCAACGTTGACCTGGACAGCCGCATGACCTTGATCATGTCGCCCCAGTCCGCCGTGGCGCTCACCTTCACCAACGAGTTCAACGTCAACGTGGCAGACCTGTTGAAGAAGAACTACCCCAACATGACCGTGAAGACCGTGCCGGAATACGCCACCGCTTCCGGCGAGCTGGTTCAGTTGGTTGTCGACGAGATCGAAGGTCAGCGCACCTGGGACTGTTGCTTCACTGAAAAGATGCGGGCCCATCCGGTGTTCGTGGATCTGTCCAGCTTCAAGCAGAAGAAGAGCCAGGGCACCTGGGGCACAGTCATTTATCGCCCGATGGCGGTACAGGGCATGCTCGGCGTCTGATGCTGTGCTAAGATGGGGGGCGAAAGCCCCCTCTTTTGTTGAAGGTGATGACGATGAGTAATGAAGTAAAGCAAGCGGCAGATGAAAAGCCAAAGGTAGGCGACGTAGTTGAGCTTATCAGTGGTAGCGACCCAATGACGGTTACCGGTTTTCTTGATGGCCTGGTCCTGCATTACTGGAACTACGACAAGTCTGAAATGGTTTGCGCTGGCGTGTTCAACGCCAAGGCTGTCAGGAAGATTCGATGAAAAATTTTACCCCCGGTGAAATAGTCCGCCTCCGCTCTGGCTCCCCGAGCATGACAGTAGAGCGCACCGCAGGCCGCAGCGTGGATTGCGCGTGGTTTGTGGATGGGCAGTTGCGCACCGGGACTTTTGATGCTGATGCGCTGATGATTGACGAAAAAGGATCCAAACAATGAGCAAAATTACCGTTGGCTGCCGCCTCCCGAATGGCCTGGTGCTGCGCCTGCAAGATGACAAAGGCGGCGAGGTGCGCGCCACCCTGCGTGGCCAGAACGCCGACATGAACGGCGCGCTGTTCATCCAGCCGACCAACTGCGGCTACACCGAGGTGGACAAGGAATTCTGGGATGCGTGGGTCGCCAAGAATGCCGACTTCGCCCCGCTGGTTAATGGCGCAATCTTCGCGGAGGCAACCGAAAGCAAAGCCCGCGGCGCAGCCAAAGAGCGGGTGAAGGACAAAACCGGCCTGGAAGGCGCAAGCAATGCCGACGTGGCTGGCATCGAGAAGGTGGATTAACCCATGGCGGCCGTCGTCTTCGACCCGGTCGCCTTCAAGGCGGCCTATCCAGAGTTCAGCGCGGTACCCGATACCGCACTGGAGGGTTATTTCGTGCGGTCGCAGCTGTTCCTTGCCAACCAAGATTGCCCTGTGCCGGACGAGCAAAAGCGTCTAGCGCTTTTCTGGTTGCTGGTGGCGCACATCGCCAAGCTGTCTGGAGCGCTGAACCCTGGCGGCATCCCGGGGCCGGTTGGCCGCACCTCCAGCGCCACAGAAGGCAGCGTCAGCGTGTCGCTGGAGTTCAATGCGCATATGGGGGCGTCTTGGTTCATCCAAACCAGCTATGGCGCCGAGTTCTGGCAGGCGACCGCCTACCTGCGCTCGTTCCGTTACGTGGCAAGGCCGACGAGGTATTGATGATGAAGCTTGGTATCCATACGACAAAGATTCACGATGCTGTTTGCGCGGCTCTCCTTGTGCGCGGAATGCCAACCATCATCCATCATTCAAGGTTCAACTCATACTAATGGCAACCCTAACCGGCGGCGACAAGCTGGCCCGCAAGCTGGCCGAGATAGCCAAGGGGATGGCTCCAGGAAAGCTGGACGTCGGTTTTATGTCTGGCGCCACCTACCCCGACGGCACTCCGGTTGCCCAAGTGGCATTCTGGAACGAGTTCGGCACCAGCCGCGCCCCTGCCAGACCGTTTTTCCGCTCCATGATAGCCAAGGAGTCGGCTGGCTGGCCCGAGCTGCTAGGCAAGGCCGCCGTGCATTCAGGCTACAACACCCGCCAGACCCTCTCACTCATCGGCGAGAAGATCAACGACGACTTGAAGTCGTCCATCGTCGGCTGGCAGGATCCGCCGAACGCGCCGAGCACCATCGCCAAGAAGGGTTTCAACAAGCCCCTGGTGGATACCGGCGACATGCTGCGCTCCACAACCTATCAAGTCCGCATGGAAGGTGATGAATGAACCTCCGCGCCATCGCCAACGCTGCGACGCAATCCATCAACCCCAACACGCCGGTCACCGTCAAGGTGTCCAGTGGTTACACTATCGACCCGGCCACCCGGCGCCAGGTTCCGGCCTACACCGTCGAGACCGGACAGGCGAACATCCAGGCGCTGGATGGGAAGGACCTCAAGCAGTTGGACGGTATGAACATCCAGGGCACCATCCGCTCGGCCTACCTGTATGGCAATCTGGCAGGGGTGGTGCGCCCCGACAGCAAGGGTGGGGATCTGGTCGAGTTCAACAGTCAAAGCTGGCTGGTCGTCAAAGTGCTGGAGACCTGGCCGGACTGGTGCAAGGTCGCCATTGTTTATCAGGGGAGAGTGCAATGAGTAGTTTTGTCGCAATATCATCGGTGTTGGCATCTGCAAGCCAAGGCACTGTGGCATTTTTCTGCAAAGGGTGTGATGCACCACATGTTATCAATGTCGGCGGTAACGCTGGGCCTGCATGGGGGTTTAACGGAAACCATGAAAAGCCTACGTTCACTCCTTCTGTTTTGGTGCAATGGGAGCAGGGTGAGCCGCCATGCTCTGATTTAGATATGGCTGAAAAAATCCTCTCAGGGGAAGTGACACAAACCAAGGTAAAAAAGGTATGCCACTCATTTGTTACCGATGGGAAAATACAGTATCTAGGGGATTGCACCCATGAATTGGCGGGCAAAACGATAGACCTCCCGTTATGGGAAGAGTGCATGGAGTCTTGGTGATGAGCGCCATGCCAAGCATCACTATAGACAACGTGATCGCCGCGCTGGCTGATTTTCTGGACCCGCTGATGCCAGCAGACACGCAGATCGTCCGCGCCCAGGTCAATCGGGTTGCCATGCCTGAGCCGCCGTGCATCGTGCTGACCGAAATGGGGCAATATGACTTGTCCACCACTCGCAGCACATGCGATATCAACACTGGCGCCGACTTCCAGCGTTCTACCCGCATCGATGTGCAAGTGGACTTCTACGACGGCCAGGCTGGCGAGATGTGCAACACGGCAAAGACCCTTCTGCGCAGCTCCTACGGGCCGGACAATTTCCCGGACAGCATCAAGCCGCTATACTGCTCTGATGGCATTCAGTCGCCGCTCATCACCGGTGAGGAGCAATACGAGGCTCGTTGGACGATAACCGTGTCAATGCAGTACAATCCCATTGTCAATGTGGCCGCCGAGCAGTTCGACACCGTGGGTGAAACCTCGGTCATTGCGGCCGATTTGCTTAACCCGGCGTGAGCTGGGATCCACAACCCCGCGTAAGGAGCAGGCAATGCCTATCCCAGTCAATCAGATCGTGACGGTCAATCCCGCAGTGGTGGGGACAGGCGGCAACCCGCTTTCTCTCAATGCTGTGTTTTTGGATGAAGGCCTGACCACCCCTGTATCCAGCCTGTTGAGCTTTGCCGACCAAGACAGCGTTGGCAACTACTACGGCTTCAACTCCACCAAGTACACGCTGGCTGGCATTTACTTCAATGGCCCGGACAACAGCTTCAAGAAGCCAGGCACCTTGTTCTTTGGTGGATATGCCGCCCTCGACCGTGCCGCATGGCTGCGCGGCCAGGTGCTGTCTCTGACGCTGGAGCAGCTGAAAGCCATCACCGGCACCCTGACCATCACTGTGGACGGCACCGCCTTCACCGATGCCTCTGTGGATCTGTCAACCGCGACCAGCTTCACCAACGCAGCCACCCTGCTTACCACAGGGTTGAGCCTGACCGGCGGCGCTGCCGTGACCTGGGACGCCACCGCCTCTCGGTTTGTCGTTACCTCCGGCACCGATGGCGCGACCTCGACGATCACTCAGGCGACCGGCACCGCCGCCGAGCCCCTTGGCCTGTCTGCTGGGATCCTGTCACAAGGCGTTGTCGCTGACACCCCGGCCACCGCCATGGCTCGCATCAAGGAGCAGTCCTACAACTGGGCCACTTTCACCACCCTGTTTGAGTGCGACCTCGAGCAGCGCGAAGGCTTCGCGCAGTGGGCTAACACCCAGAACAAGGGTTACGCCTACGTCGGCTGGGACAGCGACCCTGGTTACAAGACCAACAATAACCCCGCAGTGTTCGGCTCCATCGTGGATGCCCAGAACTATGACGGCACCCTGGTGATCTACGGCGAGGCAGTGCACGCCGCCGCCGCGTGCGGCTGGGTGGGCTCAATAGACTGGCAAGCAATTAACGGCCGCAGCACTCTGGCCTTCCGGCAGTTCTCAGGAGTGGACGCCTACGTTGAGAACCGCAATGACGCCGAGGCAGCTCTGTCCAACAACGCCAGCTACTACGGTGCCTACGTGGATCGCGGAGAGGGTAACGAGTACAGCATCATGTACGACGGTCGGATGAACGGATCCAGCTTCAAGTGGGCTGACTCCTTCATGTCTCAGTTACGACTGAATGCACAGCTTCGCCTGGCCATATTCAATGGCCTGCTGTCCGTCAACTCTGCGCCGTACAACACACTGGGATACACGCTGATCCGTTCCTGGTGCCAAGACCCGATCGACGAGGCGCTGAACTATGGCGGCATCCGGACCGGCGTTCCGTTGAGCAACTCGCAGAAAGCCATCATCGCCCAGCAGGCTGGCCTGGACATCAGCTCCGACCTGCAAAGCAAGGGATACTACCTGCAGATCTTGCCGGCAACCGCCCAAGTTCGCGGCCAGCGCCAAAGCCCCCCGGTCAAGCTGTGGTACATGGACGGTGGAAGCATCCAGCAGATCACCCTGGCGTCAATCGCCGTACTTTAAGGAGAGACGACCATGGCTTCCCGTACCATTACCAGCGCGGACAGCGTATTTATCCTGAGTTCGGCAGACTTCGCGCTGGCTGCCACTCAGATCCAGGGCTACGCCGCCGATGCGGCGTTTGCGATGGATGAGACTGATGCAGCAGAAGTAATTCAGGGGGTGGATGGTGTCATGTCTGCCGGCTGGGTGCCGCGCATGTATCCTCAGACCATCACCCTGCAGGCTGATTCCACCAGCATTGACCTGTTTGAGGGTATCCTGCTGGCGCAGGATGCCAATAAGACCGTGTTTCGGCTTGGTGGTGTTGTCACCATGCCGGGCACTCAGCGCTCTTATACCATGTCGCGCGGCGTGCTGACTCGTTTCTCGGCCATGCCGACAGCCCAACGCACTTTGCAACCGCGAACGTTCACGATCACATGGGAAAGCGTCTTGCCGACCCCTCTGGTATAATCCCAAGGCGGCCAGTGGTCGCCTTTCCTTTTTCTGATGATGAGATGATGACGATGAGCGACACCAGCATTGAATTTATTGCACTGATGGCAATTTTGGCGCCAGTCCTTGGCCTCATGGTGTGGGGGATTAGCAAATGAGACGCACCGAGATTGTAGAAATCACCGAAGGCCGCGACGCTGGCAAGAAGTACCAGATCACCGAGATGTCTGCCGAGGCCGCCGAGTGGTGGGCATTTCGGGCGCTGCAAGCCGTGGCATCGAGTGAGGTTGACCTGAACCTGCAGGCACCTCTGGCGGAGCTGGCTCGCCAAGGGATGAAGGCGCTCGCGTCCGTGTCGCCCCCCCAAGCCAAGCCCCTGCTGGACGAAATGATGTCCTGTGTCCAGATCCTGGTGCCGGCCACCCAGAAGCCGCGCGCCTTGCTGGATGGTGACATCGAAGATGTGAAGACCCGCTTCCTGCTGCGCAAAGCCGTCATCGAGCTTCACCTGGGTTTTTCCACCGGTGGCGAAGAGCAGATCTAACAGTCGCCGAGCAGGCCGGAGGAAGAGGGGTCGAAATGACCCCTTATTCCAACACCCCCGGCATCATCGCCACCCTGGTTTCAGCACGGCTCGCCACGCTTCACGAATTGCAGACGATTTACGGCCCATATGACGCCTATCGGATGCTCGAGATCCACCAGATTGACCAACTGAACATGGCCCGGGTCCGCGCAGCTGGTGCGGCAGGGTAGGAGGCCGCATGGCAACAGTGATTGACAGCCTGATAGTTACCCTGGGGCTGGATAACAAAGACTTCCAGCAGGGCATGAAGGACACCGAGAAGGGGCTGTCCGATACTCGCAAGAACACCGACAGGGTGGGCAAGCAGATCGCCGCCTCCGGCAAGGACGCCGCCGAGTTCTTCGGCCAGATGCAGCGCTCGGCGTTGAAGTTTTTTGCTGTGCTCACTGCTGGCAAGGGATTGATCAACTTCACCCGTGACGTTG